ATGCCACTCAGATCGCTGTACGACGGAAATGCTGAAACCGCTTACGCGACCGAAGCCGACATGATCGAGTTTCACGCACGGGTGATTGCGATTACTGAAGACCTTCCGATCGCGGACGCGCGCCGGCGAGCGCGTACGGATGCCGAGGGTGCCTATCTAACGGCGCCTGCCGCCGGGTCGGACCCGCGGACCTAAGCGACGAAAGCCGCCGCCACCCGGTGAGGGGCGACGGCGGCTGGCGGCACGATAAGATTTCCGACGCGAAATGTGGCATCAGTCCTTGCGCATCGGGTCTAGCTTCAGGCACCGACTGCAAGGGTCGACGCTTTTAGCCTTTCGTCGAATTCGTTTGTTTCCAAAGGCTTGCGTACGGTCCTGACGCTGGCGTCTATTGAGCTTCTAAGGCAGCTTACTTTGCCGCCCATGCGGAAACAAAGTGAGCGCGCCATGGCTTCTAGTTCAGACCTTCCCGCCGCCGTCAAAAATCGAGGCCAGGACTCACTGAGAGCCACGAGCGACGTCGAGCTGGTCAGAATGCTGGAGGACTGTGCGCGCTGGTCAGTCAATGCGGCGGCATTCCGCTTGGGTCTCTCTACGCCGTCCGCCCTCGTGCTATGGCGCGTCCACATGAAAGCGGAGGAGGAATTGGTCGCAGAGACCGTACTTCAAATCGTTGGTGAGATGAGAAACCGAATGTTCGATCGACACCAGGATACCACGCGGCCTACGGCGGTGAGCAAGCCGCCGCCACCCTGGTGAGGGGTGACGGCGGCACGGGTAGTTGCAGCGATGTAGGCGGCTACGGCGGCCCACGCATGCGCTTCAGCTCCTCGACCATACGCTTCAGCTCGAGCGCGTCGAAGGCCTGCCTTGCTGCCTCCTCAGCGTCTTGTTCCCGAGCGTCCTCCTCGAGCCGGTCGATCAGCTTATTGACGGCCATGGTGAGCGACGCGAGGGTCTGCACAAGGGCATCGGTCGTCATGCGTTCCGTCGTCGGCTGGACGGCCATCATCACGCCGACCTTGGCGTTGTCGGCCCGATCCTGAGACCCGGCCTTCAGTCCAAGCTTCGCCACGAATGCAGCCATCGCGGTGCCCACGATGCCGGCAACCCACATCGCCCATTCGGGAGGGGTAACGGAGGGATCTGCCATTTAGCCAACCGATGCATGGGGAGATGCACCCGAGCGTCGGTCGCGCATGATCCAGTAGAGACTGTAGAGCGCGAGGAGCGAGATCAGCCCGTAGTTGCTGATGCCCGTCGAGAGGACGCCATTGGCCTGGAAGGAATAGAAGAACCCGACCGCCAGGAGGCCGTAGACCATAGCGCCGGCGAAGGCGCAGAGTGCTCGGATTGGCGACGTCACGCTTTCCATCGAGCCGTTGACGATCAGGCCAATGATCCACAACAAGCCGCATGCCCCGACGATGGCCCCCGTCCGATCTTCGCCGACGCGGGAGAAGGCTTGGAACGCGGGCGACGTGAAGGTCTCGCTCGGGTGCAAAAGCGTTGCTCCCCAGGCGAACATGTTGGCGGCGCAGAACCACTCGGACGCGCGCCCGCGGAAACGCCTCGCAAGACGGACGAGGATCAGCATCAGCTCGACCCTCCCCTGATCCGCGCCATCAGCGCGTCGAAGTCCGGCGACGCCGGCGCCAGCTTCTCCTCGACCACGGCTTTCACCGCCGCGGCGCCGACGGACGGGCTCACCTGGGATTCGGACGAGTGTCCGGCGGCCGCGACGATGTCGTTGTCGATCTTGGCGATCAGTTCCTTCGCCGGCTGCGGCACCAGGTACTCGACCGCCTTGCCGATCGCGAAGGCCAGCCCTGCGGTGATCTCGATCGGGATGTCGGCGCCGGCATAGATGTTCAGCGCCTGGACGATCAGCCAAGCCAGAACCATGGTCAGGCCGCCGGCCCATACCTTGCGGTCAGGAATCCACTTCGACATGTCAGGCCGCCTTTCTACGACGCAGCAGCTCGGCCGCGCCCGCTTCGATCATGGTGAGGATCTGCTCGTCGTTGAAGGCGGGAGCGGTGGCTGGTGCCGACGGCTTTTCGACCGGCCCGGGCACCGGGGCGGGCGCAGGCTCAGACACCACAACCGCCGCCGGCGCGGCGACCACGACGACCGGCGCCGTCTGCAGCGCAGCCGACAGCGCCGCCACCGTCTTGATCCCAGCCCAGCCGTCGACCGCCAGGCCGCGCGACTTTTGAAACGCCCGCACCGCAGCCTCTGTCGCCGCGCCGAAGTCGCCGTCGAGCCTGCTGGCGTAGAACCCGGCATCGCGCAGCTGCTCCTGCAGCGCATTCACCGTCTCGCACTTGTCGCCGCGGCTCAGCGCCACCGGCGAGGCGTCAATCGCCGCGTTCTCGTTCGCCGCCACGATCGCGCCGGCCGGGGACCAGGGCGTGTCCTTGATCTTCGACCACTTCGCATAGGCCGTGGCCAGCTTCAGGTGGTAGCGGTTCTTGGCATAGCCTGGCCCGTTGTAGCCGCTGGCGAAGCCGGACCAGTCGTGCCGGCGGATGTCGTCATCGAGCCCGGCCGCGATGATGAAGGCGACCATCGCCTCGAGGTGCGTCTCGGCATCGTCGAGGAAGTCAGGGACCATCGCCTGCGGTGAAGCGAAGCCGGCCATGGCGAAGTTCTCGCCGAGGATCTGGCCGAGCCCCCACGACGCGGCCTTCAGCGCCGCAGTCTCATCGATGGCCATGGCCTGCAGCAGCCGGGGATAGCTGTCGGCCGGATAGGGCTTCGTGCCCCACTTCGGATAGGCGAGCCCTGCGGCGACCGCTTTGTCACGCGCGGCGCCAGCCAGGTTGCGGTAGAAGACGTGCGGCTCGAACAGCATCTTCGGCCGCCCCTGGCGGTCCCAAGCGCCACCCGACGCCTCTACGTCGATGACCGCGTGCATCTCGTCTTCACCGACGCCAATCCGCGCGCCGAGCTTCGGCAGGTCGATGTCGTCGAGCGGCTTCGCGGCTCCCTTGAAGCCTCGGAAGTCGGTCATTGGTCTCTCCTGTGGCAGACATAAAAAAGGCCCGCGTTGGCGGGCCGTTCGGGTCGTGCGGGAAGTGCGATAGGCGCGGGGAGGCTCACGCAAGCAAAGATGCGGATAAAGTCTGACCAGTGTGTCGGCGTGCCCGCTGATATCTCGCTGAAGCAGGACCGAAGCGGCGATGGCGGCTACAGGCGGGCATCGCCGCTTCCACCTCACTGCATCTTAATGCGCGCCGCTTAGAGCGGGCGAGTGGTCGCGAGTGTCATGAGTCGGGTGAGGTTCGAGCCCGAGAAAGATGATCTGGCCGGTACAAAGGCAGAACCTTCAGGCAACCGGTCTACAGACAATCAGCGAGAACGGGATATCTCCAATACTGACAATCCCGCCCACGGCTACAGCGTCGCGGCGAAGGTCCAGAACTCGTCGAGTGCCTCGTCGTCCCAGCCGTAGAGCGAGCCGATGAGGCCGGCGAGCGCGTTGTTCCGCTCGTAGATCGTCGCGCCGCGGATCAGCATCTTGGCGCCGAACTGCTGCTCCGCCGGAAGCTGCTCGATCAGCGCCAGCATGGCCGCCGGGATGATGCCAGGGCCGACAGCGTCGAGCGCTTCGTCTTCGGTGATGTGGCCGCGGATCGCCAGCGCTTGGAAGAACTGACGGTCAGAGACAGGCGGGAGCGGCGTAATGACGATCGGGTTTGGGACTTCCGGCCCTAGAAAATCGTCCGGCACTTCTTGCTCGATTTCATCCATATAAACCTTAATCATCAGAAGCACTCCGCCATAATATTGGTTGAAGGCGTGAACGCTGCACCTTCTGAAAGCTGCAGAATTGCATGAGTTGGAGCGCCGCCAGTTCTAGACCAGCCGTTGTACAACTCATACGATGATGCGCCACTTGTCGAGAAGCCCGCACTCCATGCCATCATCTTGGCGAGGCCCGACGAGAAAAAATCTACCCGTGCATCAAAGGTAGAAAAAAGAACGGCATCGTTCGCCGCGACAAGGCATTTGAAGTAACTCTGAATTAAGTCACCAGAGCCGGCTACCGTGCTCCCTACATGGTAAAAGCTTGCTGCACTGTAGTCTGTAGCGGCAGCTTTATACGTAGCACCGCCATCATAGCTCAGACGCATAAATCCAAAGGCCGACAATACGGACGGCTTGGCAACGCCAGTAACACGAAGGCTTTTCGAACCTGCTGGGATAGGGATGATGACGCCGGAGACATTCGACGCCGGACTATACGGGAACCCAGGGCAAGGCTTCCATCCGAGGTTTTCCTGCGCGACCAGCGTAGCTCGAGCTTGGGCGGCGTTCGCTGCATTGAGGGCCAACTGCTCCATGAATGTGCTGACATTGACGCCGCCTACCAGCATCTTCCCCAGGAGGGTGTTATCGATAGCAAGGGTCAGTGCGGAACCAGTCCAGCCGATATTGGTCTTGTTCGCGAACTGCCCCGGCCCTCCGCCCTGCTGAATTGGAGTAAAGCCGATCGGAGCCGCGGCACCGAGCGTGTTGCGTGCGGCGGCTTGATCCGCATCATCGAGCAGCGACTGGATGAACGGGCTGACGCCTTGCAACTGCGCCACGAGCTGCGCCAGACGAGCATTCGCAGTTGTCGCGTCCGCAGCGCCGGATCGCCCGATCGAGATCGCATAGCCGCCGGTCCCTGTGGCGCCGGCCCACGGATAGGCAAGCGTCAACTGGGTCGCGCTGTCGACCGAGAGGATGGGGATCATCAGGCCAAGGCGCGAGAAATCACCGCCGTTCACGATGCCGATGTTCCATGCGGTGCCAGTACCGGTGACGACGGCGCTTCCGGCCGTCACCGTCGCCGTGCCGGTGGTATAGGGAGGCTGCGCTGCCATTATGAAATCCTCTCGATGATGGCGTTGATGGCGAGCGGGGATGCCGCGGCGTCGATAGCGGCTTGTGCCGCCTGGCGCTGTGTCTCGATGGCGGCGATCTCGGCGGCGGCCTCGCCCGCCTTGGCCAACACCACCGCGGCGAGGTCGCTTTCAGCCAGTCCTCGCTGCTTGGCCTCTGCAGCCAGCAGCGGCGATGTCGCGATAGCGCCGGCCAGCAGTCGTCCCGCTTCGGCCGCCTTGAGCGAGCGCACCGAAGCAGCAGGGGACATCAGAGCGGCGATCCTCGGCAGGAACACGGCATCCAGTGCCGCCCTGCCCCGCGCGCGCTCGGCGGCCATGTCCCGGCGCAGAGTGACGACGGTCATCGCGCGGACACCGTCGCCGACCACGGCAGATAGGGCCATTGGTCGATGCGGATCTCGTAATCCCCCGGCATATCGCTGACGAGATCGAGGCGGCCATCGCCGATGACGTGTGTCTCGCCGTTGATCAGGACCGTGCAGGGCCGCGGCAGGCCGGTGATGGTCGCCAGGCGCTTTCCGTCCGCCTTGATCGCGGTCCGTGAAAGGTGGATCTCCAGCAGCGGGCGAACCTGCTCCTCTTCGGTGGCGGGGTCGACCCAGATGTCGGCGGCCGTCTTGTCGGCCATCCATGCGTCCGGCACCCGCTTCACGTTGAAGCCGAAGGACCGGACGCGCTCGACATAGGTATCGTCGACCGGCTCATGCATCATGTTCTGCACGAAGCCGGTTTCGCTGTAGACGAGAAACATCAGAACTGCCTGTTCTTGAAGATGACATAGCGGATGCGGTTCATGACCGCCGGCATGAACAGGAACAGGATGGTCTTCTCCTGATTCACGTAGGAGGTGATCGATGCCGCATCCTCGGCGGAGTACTCCGGCGACGTCGCATTGCGCATATAGATGAGCGGCATGTAGCCGGGCTCCGGCAGGGGTATCTGCGCCGTGTAGGATGTCGACCCCGGCCGCGTGACGATGCCGGACACAGCCGGGATCAGCCCACCCGCCGCCTCGGAGAAGATCAGGTCGAACTCGCCGGCACTGAGGACATTGACGCCCGGCTTCGAGACACGGAACATGCCAGGAGCGATGCGGATACGTTCGGCCATCAGCGGTCCGCCGGGATATTGAGCACCGACACCCGGATGGCGACGCGCGAGAACGCTGGGTCGCTGTCTCGGACATAGGTGTAGAACAGCTCGACGCTGTCGCCGGCGGGCGCATACTGGACCGTGGCGAAGCGATAGGTGGTGACGCCCCCTTCGACGCCCACCACCGTCATCATGCAGATCGGCGGGAAAGGCAGCGCCCGGGGAAAGACGAAGCGGGCGTAGCCTTCCGTGAAATAGCGGGTGACGCCGGAATTGGCCGGGACGCCGGGATAGTTCGGCGGCGCGGTGGTCTGCCCGAACGTCCGGGTCTGCATCTCGACCGTCGCCTCGAAAAGGATCTGCGCCAGCCTCACGTCCGTGGAGAACAGCAGCCGCGCGGCGGGGCTGGTGACATCCTGCCCCACGACCGATATCGACGCCCCGAAGCCGAGGCGTGATCTCGCGCCCATCTCGAGCCGGCGGGTCATACCGCATAGACCTGGTAGGACCAGGCGCCGGGATAGCGGACGTAGCGATCCGGCGCGGTCTCGGCGAGCGCGCGCACCCGCGTCAGGGCATTGATCGTCGTGTCGACAACCCAATGGCGCGCATCAAGCAGCGGCCCGTGGACGAATTGGTTACGAGCCCCCCAGCCCCCATTGTAGAAAGCGACGCTGCGCGTGGCGGCATAGGTGGTCGTGACCAGATAGTCCCGCACCGCAAAGAAGGCGGGCAGGACAATGACGTGCTGCCCAGATGACTGAGTGCGGTCGGGGTTGCCATTGTAGGCCGGCGCTGGGTCGAGGTAGTACCCGCTCGCCAGCAGCGTCCCGGTGAAGCCCCAGTCGCTATCGAAGATCTTGCCTTCGTCGGGCATCGAGGGGCTGGCATTGTACCCGGCCTTCGACACCAGGACGCGGCCGGGCGTGATGAGCGTGCGAACGGCCATCAGCTGTTATCGCTCATGGAGATGTAGCCGCCGCCGTTGCCGTTGATGACCAGCTGGCCATTGGTCGACTGCAGGACGTTGAAGTAGGCGACGTTCAAGCGCACCACTCCGCCTGAAACGATCAGAGGCGCGACTGACGTTACCCCGTCAGTGACGATGAACCGGCTGGCGAGGTTGACGATCCGCCCTGTCCCGTCCGGCATCGCGTCCCAATAGGTCCCGGTCTCGACGAAGCCGGTGCCGGTCGAGGCGCGTGCGAGGATGGCAATGCGCGAACTCACCCCGCCGGGCGCAGCAACCGCCTGAAACCGGATTAGACCGGAAGCGAACGCCCCCGCGACCTCTGCGCTCACGCCAAGGATGGCCTCGGCATTGGCCGAGGTCTGCCCATTGAGAGTGCTCACCTGACCGCTCAGCGACGAGATGGAAGTGGCCTGCCCTGCATTGACGCCTTCGACCCCATCGATCCGGGCGTTGGCTGTCGTGACCGCGGAGGAAGTGGACGACAGGCCTGACTCTGTCGCTGCTACGCGGGTCGTCAGCGCCTGCGTCGCCAAGGCATTGCCGGCGACCCCTGTCTCGACGCTCGCCAGCCTTGCCTCCGCCCCGCTGATCCGAGACGCCGCCGCCTCGTCTCGCGACACGGAGGCGACATCGATCTGAAAGGTGCGAGCGTTGGCCAGGCGGATGGAGTTCATTGCGCCGGCGGTTCCTGCCGCAATGTCAGCCGCCAGCAGATCGAGGGAGGCGGTGAGTTCCGCCAGAGACCGCGAGGTCGTTGAGAGTCCGCCGGATATAGCGGTCCCCGTCTCGCTCTGCAGGACGTTGATCGCCGCGCTCTGAGCCGACAGGCCAGTCACCGGGTCGTCGATCGTCGTCTTCACGCCGTTGACCAACTCGGCCACGCTGGTGAGGCCCGTCTCCGTCGTGTCTACCCGCGAGGTGAGGACGCTCACCGCCAGCGATGTTCCGCTCTGCTGCGTTTCGACGCTATCGACCCGCGCCTCGGTGCGGGTCAGGTCCTCGGCGAAGGCGGCGTCCGCAGCCTCGCGCACCGTCTGCTCATGAATGACACGGGCACCGATCTCGATCGTATCGTTGTTCAGCCGATCGGTCGCGTTCTTGAAGAAGGTGGAGTTGATCGCGGTGGAGGTCGCCAGGCCTTCGATCAGCGCGCCGAGCCGGTCCGACGATTCCGAGAAAAATTGGAGGGCGCCGACGACATCGGCCTGGAACTGAGCGGCGGTAAACGCCAGGTCCTCCCCCAATGTGAAGACGGCGACCGGGTCCGCCCAGATGGTCGCGCGAGCGGGATCGGTGATGACGGTCGCATCGACGGAATAGGCGGTCAACGGCAGGACACCTTCGACCAGGATGGCAGCAACGGCCGGAAGTTGGATTACCTTCGAGATCGTGTTCGCCGGGTCGGACGTCTTCCAGTACCGGACCAGGACCGCATTGACCGTCAGATCCTCGATCGCATCCCACTGGACATCGATCGCTGGCATGACGCGGCCATTCTCGGCGGTCACGGCGCCGGGGAAGGCCACAAGCCCCTGAACGGTAGAGATGAAGAACGGCGGCGCCGGCACGACCCGGATCTGTCGTTCGGGGACGGTGACCGACGTGTCATAGATCCCGGCACCGACCTCGTCGAGCGTCAGCGTGACGTTGCGGGCTCCGTTCTCAGCCAAGGCACCGAGCTTGCGCCCCACGACCTGGAACGTCCTCGTGCCGTACCGGGCACTGGCGCGGGTGATCCAGTCGCCGAGCTCCAGCGTGACCCATCGCGGCCGCACGGTGATCGTCTCGCTCGCCTGGTAGCGGTTGCGGCGCAGCTGCGCTTCGGCGAGGTCGGACGCCTGCAATGCGTTGTCGACGGTCGAGAAGTTGAACGGCCGGGCATGGCGCTCGCGGTCGGCGGTCAGCGCAGTCGCCGAGACCCTAGGACCATAGGCCGTCGCACTCCACAGATCATCCGGGCTGTTGAAGGTGCCATAGACTGAATTGACGAGTTCGGAGCGGGATCGCTTGGCCTGGAACTGCCACGGCGCGCCGATGATCAGGTCGTCATCGCTGATCGTCGCCACCACGGGCTGGTTCGCACCGACAATCGGGCGGTCCCCGTCGACCAGTTCGGCGAGGGCCGCCGAGGCTGCCTCGAAGATCGGCTCCAAATTGTCGCGATGGGTGACGCCGTCGCCCGTGTTGAACAGAGCACCGGCCCGGTATCGCCTGGCACGCGTCGGCGTCGTCTCATCGCATACGTTCATCGCCGACATCCAGGGCGCCGCCGGCAGATCGCGCGACGGCATGCCCTTGCCGACAAGCAGCTGCCCGGAGACAAAGAATCCGCGCTCGTAGACGTAGGACTGAACCATCGGGTTCTCGGAATATCCCCACGTCGACTGGTCGTCCCAGCGATGGGTGCCCGATCCGCCGGCTGTCGTATCCTTGCGAAGGTCGTAGAGCGGCGCCCCGCGGAACTCGAAGAGCAGCGTCGGAACCGACGCCATCTCCTCATCCTTGAAGCGATAGTTCGCCACGACAAAAGCCGTGCCGCGGCCGACATGGGCGGCGGTCCAGCGTCCGCCTGGATTGGACGAGCCGACAAGCCCGTGCTCGCCGAATTCCGCCGCCTGCAGTTCGGTGTGACGCCCGTCATAGACGCGGATGCGCAGCACGTCGTTATTGTCAGGAAAGCCTAAGACCAGCGCGCCCCGCGCTTCCGTGTCGGCCCCGTTGATCGCGCGCCACTCGCCATTGACGGCGACGCGGGTCAGGCCGGTGATCGGGAAGTCGGAGAGGACGAACACCTTCTGCAGGTACTTGTTCGATTCCCCATAGGTGTTGCTGTAGACGTCATGGCCGGCAATGGCGACGAGCCCGACCGCAATCTCCCGCGGCATGTCCGCCCCGTACTGGACGTCGAGCTTCGTGCCACCGACGGCCTTCTCGGGCTTCTTGGCGAAGAGGGTGCTGGCGAGCGACAGGCCGATGCCGACGATGGCATTGACGATGAACCCGCCAATGGCGGTCGACGCGAACGCCGAGACGGCCGCGATGACGGGAGCAAGAAATGCCATGGATCAGTCGACCTTGAAGGCTCGGGATACGGCGGTGATCGGCTCGTAGATGACGCCGTGCTCGGCCTTTGATGCGAAGCCGAAGGACGTGAAGATGCCGGCGGAAAGCACCCCTTCGCGCAGGATCACGCCAATGTCGCCGCGCTGCGCCAGCGATGGCGGGATCTCGGGCAGGAGCGAGGCAAACAGATCGCCGATATCGGCAAACCCGGTTCGCTTCAGCCGCTTCGCCGCCCCGGCCTCTGTCTTGAAGGTGCAGAACTGGCGCAGCGAGCTTTCGCCTCGCACCGCCTCGATCGCGTCGTCCGCCATGGCGAAGCAAGACGAACCGCCCCAGCTGAAGGGCTGCGTCGAATGCGCCTCGATGACGCGAACGAGCGCTGTTTCCCATCCGGCGACGCGGGTCACTTCGGTCGGTCCCGGCCCCAGAAAAGCTCCTGCTTTCCCGCGACCTCGGCGTGTTCGTAGAAGCGATCGGCGGCCCAGATCGACTGCTGGTCTGTCGTCGAGCGTAGCCGGTAGCCGGTCTTGGCATTGTCGAGCGCCCGGCTCTAGCATTGGACGACGAGGCCCGTCTCCTCACCGGAATCGTGCCGGATCGTATCGACATAGCCGCGGTAAACCGGCTCCACGATCAACAGGGCGCCGGTGTCCGGGTGGAGATAGGCGTCGAAGATCGTCACGGGCCGCTGGTGGTAGTCCTCCTGCTCGATGGTCGCGAGGACTGCCGGCGTCAATCCGTCGTCGGGCGCCTCGGCCAGGGTGATCGTCAGGCCCGACGCCTCGAAGCCGAGGCTCCCGGAGATATCCTCCGCCTGGATCACCCCACCCGGCAGATACTCGAGGCCGGCATAGGTGAAGGGCCGCGACATCGTCGTGAAGCCGTAGATCCCCGTACCGAAGTCGAAGCGCATCAGGCCGCGGATGGAGGCGCGGCCCTCGTCGAGCAGCGCCAGAGTGGATTCGGGAAGCGTGATCATGTCGCGCTCTCCACGAGTTGGAAGGCGGCGGAGAAGGCGACATCCTGCACCACCGTCTTGTCGAAGGACTTGGCGACGGGGCGCATGAGAAGACAGGCGCGGTCGAAGAATACCATCGCGCCCACGCCGATCGTTGAAGGTAGTCCTGGCTCGATCTCGATGGAACGGGTGGTGCCCGCGCCGGAAACGGCTGACACTCGCCCAAGAGCGCGACGGGCGCCGCTGAGAAAGCTGACATAGTCGCCAACGCCGAGCGCGAGCGCGGCCAAGACGCCGGTGACGCCGACCACGTTGCCGCCTGTGATCGAGGCGACCGTTCCCGCCTGCTGCGCCGGCCCATAGTCGAGCCGGTTGCCGCGGGGGCCGAGATAGCTGGGGCTCCGAAACAGGACCGTGCGCAGGCCGTCACGCAGCGAATCCCACCACGCCTCGACCACCCGCATCTCGTGCTCGTACATCGGGACGGTGGTCGGCTGCGCTATCCAGCATGGGTCCGCGTATTCGATAACGTTGGTCAGGCGGTTGCCTGACTGCGACTGCGACACGAACCGCATGAGCTTGAGCGGGTCGCCGATCCGGTACGGCACGTCCGGGAGGTCCCGAGGATAGGTGATCGCCATCAGCGATAGCCCCGCCTCTGCGCTTCCCTGTTGGAAGTGACCGACCGAGCCAGGCTGTCCTTGTCGTAGCTGGCGATGGCGTCGCCGGTGACGCTCTTGACGAAGGGCAGGATGTTGCCCGACCCGTCGACATCCATGCCGAACGTCACATGCATTCGCCCTGCCCCGCCGCCGCCCATGTCCTGCCCGGGCTTCGTCACGCTGACGGTCTCGTTTGGCGAGGCGCGGAAGGCGACGAGTTGGCTGTCGATGCCGCCCGATCCACCGACGCCGAAGCTGCCGCCGTTGGCGAACCCGAGAAGCTTTCCGATCCCGCCGAAGAGGCTACCCAGACCACCTCCACCGGAGGCGCCCGCCGTCCCGCCGCCGAAGATCGCCTTGAAAGCGTTGTCCATGAACATGTCGGCGAGACTGCCGAGGAGATCAGCCAGCACGTCCTTCACCTTCGTCGAACCGTCGATCAGCCCCTGAAACGAGCTGCTGATCGTGTGACCGATCTCCTCGCCGATATCGCCCAGCAGCGACATCTTCGTCTTCGTCTTGTCGAAGTTGTCCTGCGCCGCGGCGGTCGCGCGCATGTAGGTGTCCCAGTCGATGGCGCCCGCCTGCAGGAGCTTGTTCAGCCGCTGCATCTCCATCTGCATCGCCTCAAGCGGCGTGCGGGTCGCCTCGAAGACCTGCTGCCCCTCATTCTTCATCCGCTCCAGCTCGGCCGCGGCAGCCTTGGCTTCCTTGCTGACCTTGCCTGCCGACCCGGCGTTGGCGTCGAAGCTGTTCGTGGCTTGATCGACGGCGGCTGCAGTGGTCGCGGCCGCCGTGCCAATGCCGGACATCGAGGATGCGATGTCGCCGATGTAGTCTCGGTTCATGTCGGCTTTAAAGGTGACCTCGGCCGAACCGAACGCGGCCCTCTCTTCCTTGGTCAGCGCACTTTTCACGTCCGACATATCTAGACCGGGCACGATCACGGTATCGCCCATCTGCCACAAGGGCTTCTCGAGCTCGGCGGCTAGGCTATTGAAGGCCTGCTTCCCGATGGCACTAAAGAACGTTGGGAGGTTGCTCCACGCTTCCCGAACGGCGTTGTACGCGCCAACGAATATCCCGATAATGGCGTTCGCTGCGGACTTGGTTATTGCAACCACATCGACGCCGATCGACTGCTTGATCTCGTCTCGGAAATGATACGCCGCAGTGATCGCTGCTGCGATACCGATGGCCAAGGCGCCGAGCGGGTTGGCTGCCACTGCGACGGAAACGGCACGGATCGCGCCGACCACTCCAACGCTGATCGCGGTTACAACTGACCAGATCGAAGCGACGATGGCAGGGCTAAACATGAGCGCAAGCGAACCAGCTGCAACCGCCGCATCGGAAGCGATGGTCGGTAGGTAGCCGATCAGCGCGATCAATCCCCTAGCAGTTTCCACCAGAGCGTCGGAAACGACAACAAGGGCTGGCAACAGTGCCGCAGCAAGCGTCGTAGCAACACCGGCTCCGGCATAGCTGATGCGAGACAAATTGTCGTTGAAAGCTTCGGCGGCAACGCCGGTTTCTGCACTGAGGGTTAAGCCAAGCGCATCCGCCTCAGCGCGAGCCTCCCTCAACGCGGAAGATCCTCCGTTCAGAAGCGGAATAAGATCGGCGCCAGCCTTGCCGAACAGCTTCGTCGCAAGCGCGGTTTTCTGGACGCCGTTCGGCATGGCAGCAAACTTATCTGCCAAATTCTCAATGACGACAGACGAGGACTTCAGGCTGCCGTCGCTATTTTTGACCGCAATGCCGAGCCCCTTAAATGCGTCAGCCGCACCACCGCCCCCCTTCTTGGCGAACTCGGCCATGTTCTGCGACAGCTTGCGGACGCCCGTCTGCAGCCCTTCAAACGAGACGCCGGCCAGATCGGCCACATACTTCAGCTGTGACAGCTCGCCGATCGGAATGCCGATCTTCGTCGCGACCTTGCTGATGTCGTCGGCGTCATCGATCACGGATTTGACTGCAAGGCCGATGCCAGCAATCGCCCCAGCCGCCGCGGCTGCAACGCCGATGAAGGCTGTCTTCATCATCGAGCCAAGCCCCGACATTGACGACTTCGCGTCCTGCAGTCCTTTGTCGAACACTGCGCTGTCAATGCCGAGGTTGACGCGCAGTGCACCGATGACAGCGTTGCCGGCCATGTGCTTTACCTCTTACGTGACGTGATGACGGCGAAGCCTGGGAGGCTGCACAATGCGAATGACGATACTGGTTGCTGCAATGATGGCTTCGATCGCGCCAGCAAGCGCCGCCTGTAAGAACGATCTGATCGCTTTGGAAAGCTGGTCAATCAAGCCAGACGGTGACCAGTTCAACGAGCTTACGACGGTGCTGGTCTCCAAAGCCGCAAAACCGATCAGGATGATCGATGGGAAAGTCGGGTTCCGGGATGCTCTGGGCGAAATCATCTCGGCTTTTGCAATCGACAGAGACACAACCCTGCCTGCCGGAGAACCTGTCACTCAGGTTGGGCTTTGGGGCCAGAACACTTTCGAGCGGCTACTCAAACTGCGGCATGATGAAGTGCAGGTGGAAACCTGCGTTCGTGCTGTCCTGTACGAAGACGGCACGAAAGAGATCTTCAATTAGAACTCCGGCTGAACGCCGCCGCCCACTGCTGAGCGACGGCGAGTTGCTTCTCCCAAGGCACCGGGCCCGGCGGGGTGCCTGACTTCTTCGCCTTCGGCATCACGTCCTTAAACTTCGGCATCTTCTTCACCCGCCCCAGCGTGGCGGTCATGTAGGCGAGCCACGCGCGGCTTTGCTGGTCGCGCCGGGAGACATCGGTTTTCACTTCGACGATGCCAAGGAAGGTCCTCGGCGTCTGCTGCCAGAAATCGACTGAGGAAAGGCCGAACTCCCCGCACCAGGCGCTGTGCAGCTTCAGCCAGTCCCAGCCCGGCTCGCCTTCTTCGGAGGGCGGGTGGTGCCGTTCGCAGCCTCCGCCGGCGGGAAGGACAGGGCGAATGCCTTCTGGATCAGCACGCCGGCCTCGGCCGGGCCGATGACGCTGATGATGTCGCCCGCCTCCATCTCCGTCAGATCCGGATGACGCCGCGACAGGCCGACCCGAAACACCTTCCGCACGCTGCTGGCCTTCGTGCCGATCAACTCACCGATCGAGTTGATGTCTGCGTCGAAGGCATCCTCGAGTTCGCAGATCGCATTGAAGTCGAAGACCAGCGTGAATGTTTTGGCGTCGGCCTCGAATGAGACCTCGCCCTTGACCGGGTTCCCCATCACGGAACCGCAGTGCCCGTGACGGTCGAGCCGGTGACCTTGAAGGTCACAGTCGCCGTCATCTTATCGTCCGTCGGCACCGCCGGCTCGTAGCCCGTGAGCAGTCCCGAGAACGTCCAAGTGACGTCGTTCGGGAAGGTGATGCGGCAGGTCGCTCGCTTGCGAGTCGCGCGGACCGCCTGGATCTTCACGTCGGCGTCGCTGCCGGGAATGAAGTTCATCTCGAAGCTCGCCTCGCCCGGATCGTTCAGGCCGATGATGAACTCGCGGTCGCCGTTGGGGCTCTGCGAATGGGTGGCATCGATCGTGTCGATCGCGCTCGACGGGGGGGTGATGTCGTAGACCTCAGCAATCTGCACGAAGTCGACATCGCCGTCGGCCTTGATCTCGAAAAGCGAGCCATAGCCAATGCTGGCTTCGGTTTCAGCCATGTCAGTTCTCCTGATAATGAAGGAAGATATCGATGCTCACGCGGTAGAAGTCCTCGCCGCCCGAGCCCTGCTCGAACGACTGCCGTTCGCTGGCAAGGAACGTGCCCTGCACCTGCGCCGCGCCCATGGGCCCGCGGTATCCATTGAGGAGCGTGCGGATCTCCCGCGAGACTGCGAGCGAGGCGGAGTAGTCCTTCGCCCAGCAGTCGACCTGCACCCTCGTTGCGACGAGGCCGGACGCGCCACGCCCATGATAATCGCGGTCGACGCTGACGACGGTGAGAACCACCGACGGTGTCGGTGATCCGGCAACCCGGCTGGCCCAATCGATGCGATTACCGACAAGCGCCGTTAGCCCGGCAGAGGCCAGGAGAAAGGCAACCAGACCCTCTTCCATGATCAGCCTCTCGACGCCTTGGCGGCTTTGCGCGCGAGGCGCTTGGCCGCCTTCTCTATCTCGGTCCAGAGCTCGGTCTTGATCGTCTCGAGCACATGGTCCTTGCCGCCGTCCCAGGCGGGGCGAAGTGCCGGATTAGGAGCGACGTCGGGCGTGCCGAATTCTTCGGTGATCGCCTGTGTCAGGCCGCCGGCGCCAACGAACATCTCGACGGCTGCCTTGTCGCCCTTGAACATCTTCCGGTGCACCGAGCGCTGGCGCTTCGTCAGCTTCGTGCCGACGCCGATGCTGTCGCGCAGAGCGCCCTCGTCGACACGCACTTTCGAACGGAACTCGTCGGCGATCGGCTGCGCCGCCGTCTTCAGGGTTCGGCGAAGTGCCGCCTTCCCCGCGGCCTTCGGCAAATCCTTCAACGCGGCCTCAAGCTCGCGCAGTCCGTCAACGGTAACCGTCTCCCGGGCCATCAGAGACGCTCCGCCCGAGCCGCCGCCGTGATCTCTAACCCTTCGCGGCGGCCAATTTCCTTCACCGCGTTGATGTCGTAGTTCCGGCCGTCGAAGAGGATCCGGGCCTTCGGGTCGAGGCCGGCCACCTGCGACGAGAAGCGGATGCGAAACCGGGTAGTCACTTCGGCGCTCACCTGCTGCGCCGCCCATCGCTCGCCGTCACGAATGTCTTCCTTCGACGCCCAGACCGTGACCGACTGCTCGGAATAGATCGGCTTGTTGAAAGCGTCGCGGCCCGTCTCGACATCGCGGACGATGGTGATGCGCCGGTCGAGCTTGCCCGCGGCCAGCGGCTTCATGACCACACCCGAAACGGCGACAGCAACGCCTCCACCGCGAACGGCAGCTGCGCCGGCGCGCCGTCCTCGGCGACATTGGACCGGAACGCGAACCACTGCCCGACCAGCAGCAGGATCGCGTGCCGGATCGGTGCCGGGGCATCGTTGACCATGGTGGCGGCCTCGCCGTCCCCCTCCATTCGGCCGTAGCCGGCGAGATAGCGAACCTTGACAGCGTCGGTGAAGACGCCGGTCGCCGGCCAGGCCGCACCGCCGACGACGCTGAGGACACGCCCCGTCAGACCGTAGGTCTCAGCCGGCACCACCGCTTGGACGCCGGAGGCATCGCGGTAGCGAACCTCGACGATCGAGATCACGGGCAGGATCGGCAGCATGAAGGCGGAACAGAACCGCTCGAGCGAGACCTCCAGCGTCTGCACGCCGAGCGCTCGTCCAAGCCAGCCGTCCGGCCCCTCGATCCAGCCCTGAGCCGCGGCGATCAAGCCCTCGACATACGTCTGCTCCTCGTCACCATCGAGACGCAGGTGCGCCTTGGCCTCTTCCCATGTCACGATCGGCTCTGGCGGCGTGATGACGACGACGCGCATGGTCAGTCCTTGGCCTTGTCGTCAGCCTTCGGCTTTGCCTCGACCTTCGGCTTGTCGGCTTCCTTCTTCGGAGTCGAAACCTTGATCTCGCGCAGGAACCCTCGCGCAATATGTTCCTTCGCGCGGACGTCGGTCATCTCGACCTTGGCGCCGCGCCTGATGTTAGTGTTGCCGAACCGGAAGGTGCGGAGTGCCGTGAGGTTCATGGATCATCGCCCTTACAAGAGAAAGGGCCGCCCCAGTGTGGAGCGGCCCATACTGATTTACGGGGTCGGGACCGTGAACGGCCCGGTGACGAACGCTTCGGGCCGCTTGACGGCGAGCGCCAGGCGCTCCTCGCAGCGGATCGAGATCATGTTCTTCTCGAAGTCATCGACGTTCTCAGTCGACACGACCACATTGGCATCCTCGCGATCGAAGATCTGCGCCGCCGTCTGGAACGCGCCGGTCAGGAACTCGCCTTCGAACTCCGGCGCCTCGGTTGCAACCACCGGAAGCCCCCAGAGGGTCGGACCGATGAGGCTCTGAGGATTGCCGATGATGTACCGGCCAAGGGTGTCCTTGGTTAGCTCGATCTTCGCCCAGTCGATGAAGTGGATGACGAAGCCGGTCGCCGGAAGGCGGGCAAGCTGCGTCTGCAGCATCGCAAGGCGCAGATCGTCGATCGGCGTCTGCGCGTCCACGACGAACGCCGGGTCGTAGGCCTGCGCCTGGGGAACAATGCCCTCCAAATGGCCACCAAGGCCGGTGCCAAACAGGATCTCCTGCTCTTCCACGTACTTGAGACCGTAGCGCATCTCGGCGTCGATCATCGACTGGAGCTGCGCGAAGTCGTCGAGGATCTGCTTCGACGCCTTGAACATGTGCGCGATCGTGGCGACCGGCGTGATCTTGGTCGCGAAGTCGATGTCGGAATACGGCTTAGCAGTGCCTTCCGTGGCAATCACCGCGGCCGCGTTCGTAAAGCCGGTCTGCTGGACCCAGAAGATGGCAGGAGAAGTAGTGCGGCCCGGTGCGATCAGGTCCCGGATGAAGAGCCGCTGCTTCGGCGAAACGTCAATGCCGGCGAGACGCTGAGGCTCAACGACGCCGGTTGCGATGTCGGTGCTGATGACGTTCTTGACCGGAGCGCTGATGCTCTTGCCGCGGCCAAGACTGGACGTGATGCCCTTGATCGCCTCGTTCTCGACAACCTGCTGGCCGAAGGACTTCGGACGATCGGCACCGCTGCCGCCGCGACGGGCGCCGCTCTGCTCGACTTCGCCAAGGCGGGCCGTCAGATTCTCGACAGTGGTCGCGAGCGTGTTGTGGGTCGTCGCCAGCTTGTCGACTTCGGTCTTGGTCGCCTCGGAGATCTTACCGAAGTTCTTGACCTCGCCGAGGCATTCCTCCGCCTTCTTCGAGAAGTCCGAAGAGACGCGCACGAGTTCGTTGGAGACCTCCGAAAGGAGCTCCTGGGTGGTCTTGGACATGGGAGTGGTTCCGTTCTTTACGCCCGCGCGAGCTTCAGTCGCGCCAGTGCGAGGGACAGGTCCGTGCTGTCTTCGACAGCGGCTTCACCAGCGCCCGGCTTGGTGTGATCGATGGCAGCGCTCGGCATGCCCTCGACAATTTCCTTCATCAGCTTGCGGCGCTCGGAGCGCGGCACAGGCTTCCCGGCGGACAGCGCCGCCTCAAGTCGGTAGAGAGCGGTCGTCGAATTGCTGACCGTCGCCGGCTCTACCTCGAAATCTGCCGTGCTGTCGGCAAAGCCCCTGTCGACGGCGCCCTGCCCCGCAAGCCATGTCTCGGCATCGAGCATCGCCTTGACTGCATCGACATCGAGGCCGGTGCGTTCGGCGTACATCTCGGCCGCGGCCTGATCGAACACCGACATGATCTCCGACGTCTCGCTCATCACGTGCCGGTCGCCGGCTGCAACCCACTGCGTGTTGTGGATCATCATGAAGCCGAGCTTGGCGATCTGGATCTCGTCAGCCGCCATCGCGATCACCGACGCGGCCGAAGCCGCGATGCCGAGGATCTGCACCGTCACCTTGGACGGGTGCGCCCGAAGCATGTTGTAGATCGTCACGCCCTCGAAGAAGTCGCCGCCAGGGGAATTGATCTGCACCGTGACCGGCTTGTCGCCGATGGAACGGAGCGCAGCGGCGACGCGCTTGGCGGTGACGCCGTCGCCCGTCCAGAAGTCGTATCCGATCACGTCGAGGATGGAGATCACGTCGGAGCCGTCCGCGGCGGCTGCGCGTGGCGCCTCGATCGGCGTATACATCCTGGCGGATTTCTCCGTCAGATGGATGGAGCCTGTTAGCCCATCCGGGCAGCGAAGCTCCGGGATTGTGCGAAGGCTCATTTCTGGTTCTCCTGTGCCGCCGCGTCGGCCTGATCGATCGGCACGTTCTGCATCTGCGTGCGGATCTCATCGCCGCCAGACACGGGCTCGTCACCCTCCAGACGGCGCACCTGGTTGATGGTCTTGAATCCGGCCCGGATCGCAATCTCGTGCGCCTCGTAACGGGCTTTGGTATCCGACCGCAGAAGGTCCTCGTAATTGAATTTCACAGCGAACCGCAGGCGCTCTTCCGGCGTCATGATGCGCTTGGTAATGGCCTGCTCGATCCGCTTCAGACGGTTGCGAAGGCTGAGGTTCAGCCAGTTCTGCATGATCGCAGAGACGCCCGTTCCCCACATGGTCTGACCTTCAGCGGCATGGCCGACGAGGATAGGGGGCAGGCCGAGCCAGCGGCAGACGTCCTCGACGTTAAAGCGCCGGTTCAGGATCATTTCGGCGTCACGCATCGACAGGCTGATGGCCTTGAAGTCCATCCCGCCTTCGAGAACCATCGCCCACGGCGCGTTCGACCCGCTGTTGGCCTCGACGAACCGCTTGCGGGCGTCCTCCCGCTGCTCTGGCGTAAGCTTGCTGCCCGCCGGCATCATGAAGAATCCCTTGGACCGGAGGCCCTTCGAAAACGCCTGCCCCGCCATCTTCTCGGTCGCAATCGTCAGGCTGAGCGTCTGGCGCGCATACTCGACAGGAGAGAAACCGACATCACCTTCCCCGAAGGCCTTGAGGTGGAAGACCTTATCCGCCGGCAGAACGATCTCCTTGCCGCGGTCCTGAAAGCGGTACTCGAGTTTGTTCTGCTGGTTGCGGCGAACCGCCGTATCCGATGGCATAGGGTTGAGTGCAACGAGGCGCCCGCCGGTATAGGCCTTCTCTGCGAAGGCGTTGCCTGTGGTGCAGAGGCCTAGAACACGCTCTTCCCAGAACTCGATCGCCGTCTGGTCAGCGTTCGGGCTTTCGTCCAGCAAGACCTGCAGAGGATGATCGGCAACCCGAACCTTCACGCCGTCCGACCGCTTCTCCATGACGTCGAGCGAGAGGCTGGCGACGGTCTCGGCCGTCACGCGGGCGCCCGCCCAGAAGGCCGAAAGGTTGAGCGCGCCTTTGACCGTGACGCTCTCTCCAGCCCACGTGTCGCCACCGCCGAAATAGTCGTAGAGGGCGCCATCGCGCGCCGTCATGCGGTTGCCGAACCATCGGCTCCAAATGCTCATCAGGCGCTCACAACGTTGGCGAAGATATCAGACCAGTCCATCGATCCGCCTCCGTCTTCCAAAGGCATCGTGCCGGCGGCCATGGTCAGCGCGACCATGCCGTCGATCCGGCCACTCGATTTCGCCTTGTCCAGCTTGCGGTTCCCCGCCGGGTCGGAGTGCACCACGGCATTCGCCGCGCACATCGTCAGCACCGGATGCATACCGTGCCGAACCTTGCCACCGAGCAGCGCCACTTCAAGCTCGCGCATTGCCGGCGTCATGCTCTGGTAGCCTTGGCCAAACTCGACGAACCGCTCCAGCTCTTCTTCGCTGAAACCTGCCTTCACCAGCCATGGCCGGAGGTACTTGAAGCCCCAGCGATCAAACGCGAGCTTGCGAATGTCGTAACGGTTGAAGACCCCGCGAAGGTACTCGGCGAGGTATTCGTACTCGATCGCCTTGCCCGGCGTTGTCTCCAGAAACCCTTCGGAATTCCAGACATCGTATGGAACACGATCGGCGCGCGCCTTGTCCCTGAGCCCATCAGCAGGAAGCCAGAACGTCGGGTGGACGTGCCAGGCGCTTTCCCCCTGCCCTACCAAAACCAGCGCCGTCAGATCGTTGACCGACGAAAGATCAAGACCGCCGTAAACCGGCAGGTCTCCGAGAGGATCAGGCTTCGCCCCGCATGACGACCAAAGCGTCCGCGAGACGAATGGCGATGACGCCTCGACCCTCTGGTTTAGGAAGAGCCATCGGAAACTCTGCTCCGCTGTCGGCGAGCGCATTGCCCGTTCTGCGTAATCCTCCAGATCCGGGATCGATCGGAATTCGCCCATGGCCGGGTTAGCGGCGAGCCACGCTTTCCTGTCGTCGAGGCCGCAATCATCCGGCGCCGCGTAGAGATGCGAGACGATGCGCGGGTCTTTCGACTTCGCCGCGTCGTCCAGCCACCGGGAGAACAAATCGCCGTCAGTGGCCGCCTGTGTCGATATGGCGATGAGGATCGGCGCGTCATGTGCGCCTTGCGCCGTCTCGATCGCCTCCACGAACGCGTCTTGCGGCCCCTTCACCTGTCCAACCTCGTCGAGGATCGCCAGGATGGGGGACAAACCGTGCGCCGTCCCGGCCTCTGCCGAGATCGCTTTATACTCGACGTTCATCGTTAGGCCGACCAGCGTCTTGCTGCTGGGGATCGGCTTGATGATCTTGATCAGATCGGGGTTCAGCCGGGCCATCTTCTCGGCCAACTTGAACACCAACGCAGCCTGATCGCGGGATCGAGCGCCGGAAATGATCTGCGAATTGAGCTTTGCCTCCGGCCCGACGAGATGCGCCAGGACGATGCAGGCAATCAGGCCGGTCTTTCCGTTCTTGCGCGCGATGGAGAGATAGGCGCGCGATGTCCCCGCGGGGTTGTCGTAGATGTCGAGGATGAACTGGCGCTGGAAGGGCAGAAGCTTCAGCGGCTTCCCAACGTGCTTCCCCTCGGGGACACGGCAGTAAGCATGGATGAATTTGCAGACCCGTTCGCCCCGCGTCAGAGGCGTTGCCATCAGTTAGGCCGAGCGATCAGGTCGTCGTCGAGCGGATTGTCGGCTTCCAGTTCCCTCGCCTGTTCACGGCGCCTTCCGACATCCCGAGCCTCGCCGCCTTGCGCGCGCGCGTGAAGCGACAAGGAACGGCGCATGGAAAGGATCGTGCCGGCGTGCATCTGCACGACTGACTTTCGCGGGTTGACGACCGGCGTTCCCTTCTCGGTGGTCATCACCGAACCCTCAGAGCGAAGCAGGCGCTGCTCACGCTCCATGTCGGACATCGTTCGCGACATCAACGCTGCGAGCTCCAGCTGATGGGCCGTCCACTCCGACCGCGCGAACTCTGCAATCACGCTTGCGAAGAATGGGAGATTATCGGCGTCAAGCGGCACATTCGAGGGGGGCTTGATCTGCTTCGATGCAGCGATCATCACCTCGACGGCACCCGTCGCGGAATCAATGCGCTGCCGTTTCGCGCGGGCTGCGGCCATGCCGAATTCCTGTGTTAGCGATGAAAGAAGACTTGGACGCCGGTCCCAAGGCGACGCCCCCCAGACATTTTAGGCCCCCCGTCACCTATTGAACGGGTGCTGCGGGTCCGCTGGGAAGCCGTCTTGCCCGATCGCCGTATCGAAGCCCTTGCGCTCGATGGACTGCTTGGCGCCGTCATGGTGCGGCTTGCATAGGGACTGGACGTTGAGGCTGTCGAAGAACAGGGAGTAGTCGCCCTTGTGAGGCTTCTTGTGATCGACGACGTTGGCGATGGTGATCCTGCCCTCTGTCTGGCACATGGCACACAGAGGTTCGATGGTAAGTTGATGGGCCCGGAGGGATCTCCACCTCTTGCCCTTGTAGAGCTTGCGATAGGCTTCTGCCTCTGGTGAGCGTTGGTAGCGTGTGCCCGTCACGCGCTCAGCTCTTGCCACTTCCCGCCAGCGCCATGAGGTCCACGCCCGCCAGTCTTGCGTACCGTTGCAACGCGAGCACCACGGCCTCCTCTGCCTGCCAGTGCGGCCAGTACCTCCCGCTTGCCACGCCCGTGAGTGTCGGGCTGTGCGGTAGGCCGAGCCAGTGCGCGAGCAAGGCGTGCCCGATCTCATGGTCGCGGCTCATGGCGACGAGGTGATCCCAGGAGAGCGCTGCGTCGTCCTTGGCGTATCCGAGAGAGACGGCGCGGGCACGATCCTCAGCACTATCGCCGGGCCAGGCCTTCACGAACGAGCCGTCACCGAAGAGCGTGGTCGTCAGGCCTGACGTCTCCATTTCGATCTCAGAGCCGGCAAGGCGGAAGGTCTCAGGCGTCACGATCATGTTTCCTACTGGCGCGGGTGCAACGCCGCTCCATCTCCTCCGATCTAACAGGAGGTTCATATGGCCAAAATCTCAATATTGCGCGCCGCTCTAGTTGGGCTGGTAGGTCTGGTCTGCACCGGTTGCGTCGGTGGCGGCGGATACGGAAACGGCTACTATGACCCCGGCTTCCGCAGAGGCGTCATCATCGACTACGACAGAGACGTCCGCAGACATTCGCGTCACCACCGTGTGGTTCGATATGATCGGCGCGACCGATACCAGCGCCACCATCGGCGTCCGGGTCTCCATAGGGGCGCCGACTTCCGGCGTGGACCAAACATCCGTCCCCGCCCTCATCTGAACCGCTCCGAGCGGGGCCATCGTCGTGAGCTGATCCGGTCGCACCGCGGACGTGACTTCCGCTCTGGGCCTCACAGATCATCTGATGGTCGCCGAGGAGGACGAATTCACATCCGCCGGGACTGAGCCGCCGTTCGCGCACCTGGTGTTGCCGGACTTCACAGGGGCGGCAGGGCATGGTGTGCTGCGATGCCTGGAATTTGCGAGACCGGACAGATGCACGAGATCACGCTCTTCGTTGAAGCCAACGGGCGGTGGCGGGCAGATGCCGTCATGAGCCCAAACCTAGAAGAGGCCATGGCGCAAACGGCGCCCCGCCTCATCGACTCTCGCCGGAACGCCCATCTTCAGCTTCGCCGAGGTGCTCGGGTTCTTGCTGAATATTCCTGGCAAATCGGCTGGGTGGCCGTCGAAGATGACGAGGATCAAGTACCGGCATCCAATCCGCAACTACGCCCAATGCGGTAAGTCTGCTCCATGGTTTAGCTGGCCACCGCCTTCGCTTAGCTGCTGTGACAGTCGCTGGCTGCGCGATGGGTCGGCGGGCGAGTGGGCATGTACTCGCACCCTTCCCACAGCGCTTCGCCCATGCTTGTCTGTGCTACCAGCAATTGAGGAGACGGATATGCACGGCAACTGCCCAAAGTGCGAAAAAATGCTGGCGTACGTGAATATCGACACCGTTGACGGGAGGACCGGGATCGGCGGCTCCGTATGGAAGACGGCCATAATTACATGCCCACACTGCACAACTGCTTTAGGCTCTCAGATTGACCCGATCGCGATCAAGACCGACATCATCAATGGACTGATGAAGCGGCTCGGCAAATAGGCCCAGCTTTGGGCCATACGACATAGCAGTCGGCTTCTCTCGGGAGGACGATTGGAACGCCGGCCTGAAGTTCGAGGAAGACCGCGGCACTCGCTCGCCTCGGCCGTAACAAGCTGTTGCCTTCAAAGTCGGACTCGGCGGCCATTATCCCAGCTCGCTCAGAACTGGCGAAACGGTGAAACAGTCGACATAGAATGAGGCGGGATCATCCAACCGGAGATCAAATTTCAAATCGCCTTCCATCGAACGATCGGCGCGAACCGCCTTGAGCTTGTCGCTCGGCACAGCGCCATCACCGCCCTGTTCCTCGATGAGGATCCGTTCCTCCTCATCGACGACCAGCGGAACGGCGCTGCCGAAAACCTGGTGACATTGCGTGAGTGGCGCCGGTCCTTGGTCTAGGCGCTGGGGTCGATCGCCTGCTCGCTGCACAAAATGCGATATGGCGCATCATCTTGGTGAGCTGAGGCGCACTGAGCTTGCCGTTCTTCAGCCACACCCACGCCTATAGGTGGCCGATAACTCTTCAGGTGCGGCCAATGTCATCCACTTTTTCGCACCTGTTCGTGATCCGCTCGGCGCTTCACCTAAGGCTATTTGTGGCAGCGGCCACCGCGCTGGTTGTCGGCTTCACGATGGCTATCGACGCCGTCATAAACACCTATTTTTCGCCCGAGCGAATGTGGCCATCCCTCCTCCAGGCATCGCTGATGTCGGCCGGGATTGGGGGCGTGTTCATCTTTCTGGCAGCGCAGGCAAACTACCGGCTCTATATTGCCAAACGGGAGTTCGAGCGACTCGCACGAAGCGATTTTCAGACCGGCCTGCTAAATCGTCGCGGCTTCTTTGAGGACGCCGGACGATGGGAAGACAGTGAACTGGGCGCATACCTCCTGATCGCGGACATCGACCATTTCAAGCGCATCAACGACGAGTTCGGACATCTTGTCGGCGATGAGGTCATTGCCGCAGTCGGGACCGCTATGAACGAAGATCTTTTCCGGCTTCACACCTGCGCGCGAGTAGGAGGCGAAGAATTCGCCATCATCCTTTCAGGCCTTTCGGCTTCTGCGGCCATGTCGCGGGCCGACCAGATCAGGTGGCGCATCATGAAGAGTATCGCTCGGAAAAATCTGGCGCCTAAAGCAGTGACAATCAGCATCGGCCTTTGCAGGATGGGGGGAAGAACCACCCTTGAAGCATACGGGCTTGCCGACAGGGCTTTGTATCAGGCGAAAAAGGCTGGCAGAAACTGCTGCGTGATGGCCTCTGCTGATCAGATCCTAGGTGATCCTGGCGGCGGAAAGGGTCCAGACACCCTTGGGATCTTGGCTTAGCGGCTTGGATTACCGGATCTGTGGCGGAAATAAGAAAGGCGGGAGCCCTCTCGGACTTCCGCCTATTAAACCCTTTGTCGGTTAAGTGATCCCCAATGTCAAGCCGCCTTTCGTGCCCTGTGGCCCTTGCTCGCAAGATTCCACACCTCCGCGAGATCATCGAGGCCGGATCGCAACGCGGCCTTCGCCGTTGGCTGTCGCACTCCTGCCATCCTGGCGACCTCGCGCAGTGAGCGTCCCTCCCCGCAGACGGAGCGAACTACCCAGTAGGTCGAACGTCCAAGGTGTTCGGCGGCGGATCGCAACTGACGTCCAGCATCCATTCTGGCTTCGCTCATCGCGTCCGGTCGACCGCCACCATCGACACGCTCCTTGATATCCCCAGGCGACGGAGAGCCCGCCATGACGCGTTCGAAGAGGATGCGAAATCGCAAGCCGGCCGCGCCCTGTAGCTCCGTCACGGTTCCCCTCGCCTCCATCAGCGTCATCGGGCTCTCGTTCGCGTTGCGAGCGACCGTGATCCTCTGCGGTACTGCCTGCGTCGGCTCGTAGGCGCCGGTGAAATACGGATTGTCCACCTCCGCCATGACAATGGTATGCCGCCGCCGCTGCGCCTTCGGCAGAAGCCTCTGCGCATTGCGAGTGCTGAGGGATTTCCGACCAGTCATGCAGCCTCCAATTTTCTCATGAGAACGTGGTTCCAGTCCTGTTCGAGGACGCAACTGCCCGCCAACGACCCTGACGGGCGAGTCCGGCTCCTCCGAACGTTTGTCTCGGACCACCGGCACAGGCGCGACCCGCTGACTGATGGCTGCGGCGGCCCAGATGATGCGATGTCGCGACGTGCCGGTTACGCCGGCGGAGCGGCCGGGCGTCAGTTCTGACGTCATAGGCGGAAGGTTCCGATCTCGCTGATTATGCTCTGCTTGCGACTGACGGGTCGCTCCTTCGGCGCCGGCTTCTCGCTTGCGAAGCCGACGCGATACTGCCGGACGAAGGCGCCACTGGAGCGAAGCTTCTCCAACTCCTCCTCCAGTTGGTACTGGGCATAGCCCGATGCGTAGGCTTGGACCCGCCCGTTCTCCACGCGGTTGACCCGCCATGATGCCAAGGTGTCGCGGGTCTCGGGGATCTCGTACCACTCGAAATGAATGACCACCGGGACGGGGCGGACCTTCCTGCCGGGCTTGGCATTGAGCACCCGCTCGACGTTGTCGCGCCCGGCGAACCTGTCGGCCATCCGCCGCTCTTCGTCAGTAAGGCCCGGCGCTTTGGGCTTGATGTCGGGCCGGAGCTTCGCCTTCATGCGCTCGAATAGTTCGTTGTCGCTGATCTCGGTCATGCTGCCTCCTGAAAATGGATCAAGGTGCCAGCCCGAAAGCGAAACCAGTCGGCCATCGTGCTGTCGCGGATGTGAGGGACTTCGGACCAGAAGAACGGCATATCGCCGCGCTCGCGGGTAGCCTGATCGAACGCCTTGCCCGTGATGCGATCGATCTCGCCTGCACCGACATCGCCGTCGCTGGTGAACTCGACGACGAGCCGATCGAAGACCGCAAGGAACTCGCCGTCCGTCCCCCATGACTTCGGATACGGGTACGGATTTTTCGGAGCGGGTCGATTGGTCGGGCGAGCAGGTGAACGGCCAGCCGAAGGAACAGCCCTCGCGTAGACGCTAACCTTTCTTTCGTCCCGGCCAGTTTCTTGGTCAGGGGTAATATGGTCAGGTATATTCGGACATACGTCTGTCCGTTCACATCGCCATTTTTGTCCGTTCACCTCGGGCTGTCCGTTCACTTCCTGTCCGTTCACCTCGGCCGATTTCTGTCCGTTCACCTCGGCTTTCGGCATCGTGAGGAAGATGCGTCGCTGTCGGCCGATGGCCTCACCTCTCTCGTCTCGCTTCACCCTCGTCACGCGTTCAATAAGACCGGCCTCGTCCAGCGCATTCATGCCCCGGCCGATCGTTCTCGGCGTCATTTTCATCGTCCCGGCCAAGTCGTCGTCGGTCGGGAAGGCATAGCCGAACTCGCGACTGACGAACGTCGGCAACACGGTCGCGACGCGGAGGCCGGCACGGGAAAGGGCGCAGCTAGATGCTGCGCCCCTCCATTCGTCCCGGAGGGCGTTGAAGCGCGCCGCGTCGACTGACACGAAGTCGATGCGGATGCCGCCGCTCAATGCGCCCTCCCCCTGATCAGTGCCGCCTCGCGACAGGCCGCGCACGCCTCGCCAATCGTAAGGCCGAACCTTTCGCGAAGCGCCGGGATGATCGGATGCGGCAGGGCGTCGGCAGGCGTGACGGCCAGCCATGCCGCCGCCTCGCCGACCGCCGCGCTGGACTCGTGGCAGTGGCCGGTGCTGCCGCCGACAGGAACGGCGCTCATAGACTTTCACCGAACAGCTCAGGCAGCACCCAGGCTGCGCAAGCGGTGAAGCGGCGTCCGCACCAGAGTAGGAGCCGGGATAGGACGACGCGGGGCAAAACCGGTAGACGCATCATGCCACGGTCCTCCCACCCATGAGCTTGATGAGGTGCTCTGCCGCGTCGCACAAATCGTCATCGGTGACGGTGAGCGGTTCCAGCTGCTCGCGCACATGGCTGGCGATGCCGTTACGGTCCGTCGCGCCTTCCTCGGTTATGGAGCGAAGCATCAGCTTGGCGATGACCCAAGGATTGATGCCGGCAACCTCATCTTCGATTTTGATGAGGCTCATCGGGCAGCCTCGCTGATGTCAGCCAACCGATCGACGAGGTCGCTGGACCGGCTCCATGCGAGATCCACCAGGGTGTGCAGCATCTTCGCGTTGTCTTCGCAGATGGTCGCCGCACCGTCTTTGACCTCGCCGATGATCAGATCGCGGAAAAGTAGGGTCGCGGCCTGCATCAGGTGCAGCGAGATCTCGGCGTCGCCGACCGCGTTCAGGACCGCATATGAGATCTCCTTCGCCGTTGCGGCGCGACCGCGTTCGGTGATATTCGTATGGACGTTCACTGGGATCTCCCCCGAGGTTTTTGTTGAACCGTGGTCCGGGGAGGTTGCAGCCTCCGCCGGGCCGTTTGCATTCTGGACCGCCGCCATCAGGCCGCGTCCTCTGTGAAGTGCGCGACGAGCTTGCTGCGCTCGATCACCCACCGACTGCCGATCTTGCGAGCCGGCAATTCTCCATTTGAGACCATGTGGAAAGTCTGGCGATCGGTGCGCCCGATTGCCTTGGCAATCGCGTTCACGCCCCAGATCAAATCAAGTTCACGGTCGGTCTTCTCGGCCATCGGTTCCTCATCCGTTCGTGGGTGCGACTTGCACCCAGAACGAAGCGTTAACCAAAAACGACCGTGGGTGCAAGTCGCACTCTTGATTTTTATGGTGGCAAGTTGCACCCATGCGCTTATGGATGATGACCGCGACAAATTTCCCAGCGAAGCTGCTGACCGCTTTCAGGTGCGGATGCCCCCTGGGCTGCGGGGTCGGATCAAAGAAGTCGCTGAGTCGAACAATCGCTCTATGAACGCCGAGATCGTAGCTACTTTAGAAGAAAAGTATCCGCCGGATAGCATCGACATCGAAACGCTGTCGAAGTTCCTCTTTTCGTTCTCTGTACTGGAGGGGCAGGAGCGTCGAGAGTGGATTGATCAAATCAATGATGCTCTTGCTGCGTCGGCTGTGCCCTATACGATCAGAGCCGGCAGTGATGGTGTAGTGAAAGCGTTCCCTTATGCTTCGCCCAATGGGACGCTTTTCAAAACGGAAGACGACGAGGAGTGAGTGTCCGCAAGCGCGCCTGGACCACAGCCAAGGGCGAGATAAAAATCGCGTGGGTTGTGGATTATGGTGACAACGCCGGTAAGCGCCGGCTGAAGACCTTCACCAAGAAGAAGGAGGCCGACGCGTTTTCGGCGGGCGTGAGGGTTGAGGTCCGCGACGGAGTGCATGTCGCGGACAGCGCTACCGTCACCACAGCCGAGGCCGCAGCCCTATGGCTGAAGAGTTGTGCGGCCGCCGGCCTGGAGCGGTCCACGACAGACCAGTATCGCCAGCATGTCGAGATCCACATTGTACCAACGATCGGTGAGGCTAAGCTGAACAAGCTGACGGTGCCGGCCGTGCGCGCCTTTCAGGAGACGCTGCGGGAGACCGGCCGCTCGGCGGCAATGATCAAGCGCGTAACAGTCTCCCTCGGGGCGATCCTGTCTGACGCTCAGGAGCGCGGCCTTGTTATCCGCAACGCTGTCGCAGAGATGACGAAGCGCCGCGGCGCCAGGTCGTCAGAGAAGCGTCAGCAGGTGCGTCTGCGGTACGGGGTCGATATTCCGACCAGGGAAGAAGTCCGCGCCATCCTGGAGGCCGCCGAGGGGCGATACCGCCCTCTCCTCGTCACGGCGATCTTCACCGGGATGCGGGCGAGCGAACTGCGCGGTCTGTCGTGGCGCGACGTCGACTTCGATAAGGTGGTTATCCATGTCCGCCAGCGGGCCGACAGGTTCAACGCGATCGGCTCGCCGAAGAGTGAGGCCGGGCACCGCACCATCCCGTTGACGCCGATCGTCGTCAACACGCTTCGGGAATGGAGGCTCGCCGGTCCGAAGGGCGATCTGCATCTCGTCTTTCCCAATCTCGCCGGCAATGTCGACTCGCTCGGGAATATCATCAACCGCGGCCTACATCCGACGCTGATCAAGGCTGGGGTGACGGTTGAGAAGAAGGGTAAGGACGGCCCAATCATCAAGGCGAAGTACACTGGCCTCCACGCCCTGCGGCACTGGTACGCAAGCTGGTGCATCAATTCCAAGGCGGACGGCGGGCTTGAGCTGTCGCCGAAGGCCGTCCAGATGCGCATGGGGCATAGCTCGATCCAGATGACGTTCGACACCTACGGCCACCTCTTCCCGGCAGTTGACGAAAGCCAGGCTATGGCCGACGCAGAGAGCCGGCTTTTCGCGGTTACTGCGACATAG